GGAAATTTGGTAGTTCCCGCTGGTTTTCAACCATCAGGCAAATATGCTACTGCAGAAGATAATTCACTTCGTGGATTGATTCTTTTGTATTTTGCATATATTACCATGTGTACTAGTCTGGGTCAAGAACATAGTCATAATGTTACCACTGAGTTCAATGCTGGAGATTTTTTTAAACATCTCAAGCCAGTGACTTATGGTGACGATATGCTTTGCTCTGTAAAGCCAGAATTGTCAGAATATTTCAACAACATTACTTATAGTAAATTTGTTGAAGAAGTATATGGTATGGAATTTACCACAGCTGACAAAACAGCACATACTGCTAAGTTTATAGTTCCAGAGAAAATGTCTTTTCTCAAAAGGACTTTTAGACATAGCAACTTACTTAAGCGCAGAGTGGCGTTATTAGATAAGGATTCACTCGTTAAGAGTTTAACTTATATATTGCCATCGCGTGAAGTAAGCATAGAAGTGCAAATTATAGAAACTTGCCAATCCGTATTGCGAGAGTACTTCTTTTACTGTGAAACAGTAGAAGAGTATGATCATAAACGGACGCAGTTTATCAACATTTTGTTAAATCATGTTGAATTATCTTCAGAAGATTTAGATAAATTGTTCCCTAGAGGAGCAAATTTGAAATATCAATATGAAGAAAACGTTGTTTAAGATATTTTTGTCGCGTCAAACAAAAAGAATCGTTGAAAATTAATATACTTGTAAATAGATGTCTTGATCTAACTTAAAGATTTATTTATTAAAGGAAACTTTCAAGTCAGGTGCAGACCTTTTTAGGTTTACTATGACTATATCAGTGGCACCTTATTAGATTGAGCGATCCTCAGTCGGTAGACAGATTAGTTAGTTAGCGTACGGACTCGCTTAACACAGCGGTCCATGTATGTATTTTGTGTTGCTAGTACTTTATTTAATTCTATGTCCTTAGAGGACATGCGCCTTCGGCGGGACCTTCGCAACGACTTCACTTATCGTGCGGATTTTAAGAAAGCCTATATGGCTAAAGTGTTGGAAGATGTTAAAGCGAAAACTGCTGCCCTTAAAAAGGCACGCATGCATCGTAGAAACGTCATCCGAGAGTCCAACAATACTCTCATTACGTCAGAAGCCGAACCTCATCAGAATCTCGAAACAAATGATTCTTATGAAAGCACTGGAAATCATTCTAGTGTTATTACTACTGATTCAGGTACTCGTCATGTGCTACCTCTCAATTCTTTTTTTGAGAGACCTACGCTAATTGATGATTTTTCCTATGCAGTAGGTGGACCTAGACTTACGTCTATTGATCCATTTGAGCTTTGGTCATCTGACCCTACAGTGAGAGGAAAGTTGGCTCACTACGCGTTCATCCGAGGGGATTTGAAAATTAAAATCACCACTTCTTCTACCAGATTTCATTTTGGTGGAATGTTGGTAAGTTTTCAACCCTATTTCGATGCAAATCCAACAGTGTCAGCACTGATAAATTTGTTTCAAGATTTTCCGGAAAGTCGCGAGCTGCTAAATAATTACTTGAGCCAGTCACCGGAGCGTCACGTTCTTAAATTTGGTAAAGATAATACCATAGAAATGACACTTCCAATGATCATGCCTAAGAAAGCAGCAAAACTCTTCAATAAAGATGGCACTTTAATTACAAACGCCACACCCTTTGAAGAGCTAATACCTTTGGGTACACTCGTCTACAGCTCCCTCAATGATCTGAGCGCTGCAAATGATGACGAGCAATCACCAGTTCGAGTCCAAACATATGCTTGGATGGAAAATATAGAACTGGGACCTACCACTGCTACTGATATTAATATCACTGCAGAGGCAGCACCTATCGATGATCATATCGACAAGGGCAAAGCTTGGCGCGACAAAATTAACAATAATGAGACGCTAGGCAAAGTCGCAGATTTGGCTAAAGATTACGCCAGCGACGAATACAAC